GCCACTATAGTACACGGAGATTTAGCATAATGGCAAACGGAACAATAGCATTTGATACATTAACAACATCTGATTCAGTAAAGTCTGGTACAGAGAAGTCTATTGATACGAGTTATATTTTTAATGGTGTTGCTAAACATTGGGCATTAATTACTGTAAGTGGTGGCACTCCATCAATTGATGATTCTTTTAATACAGCTAGTCTTACAGACGATAGTACAGGTAATGTTTTTGTAAATTTAACTAACGCAATGTCTTCTGTAAATTATTCTAATCTTTTAGGAAGACAAGTAGGTGCTGCTTCAGGTACAGGTTCTAATTTTATACAATCTGTGAGAACATCAAATAGAAGCACATCTTTATATAGAGCAAACAATTTTGAAAATGGCTCTGATGCTGATCCTTCACACTATGAATCACAAATTAATGGAGACTTAGCATGACAATAAAAACACCAAAGTTTCAAGGCACACATTTATGGGATAGATTGTGTTGGGCAAAAGAAAACTTAGAAGGTAAACAATCAGACTATCGCATTGTATGGGAAGATCCAGATAAACCAGAAGAATGTTCTAAGGTAACTGTACCTGACCCTAATTGGATGGCTTGTGCATTACAAGGTGGTATACTACCGCCAGTAGAAGTGTATTGGGCATTACAAGAAGATGAAGCAAAACCTGACTTTAAAAAACATACAAGAGGTTATTTACTGCATAATACAAAACCAGTGGATGCAATGACAGAAGAACAAGCAATAGAATATTTAATTATGAAAGATATACCACAAAGAGTGTGGAGAGATTATGACAAAGCTAATAGACCAAGATTAGTGATTTGTAAAAAGGATCAGCTACCAAGCACAAGAGAGTGGCGTAACGCTTGGAAGATTGATGAAAATGTAGTAAATTTAGAAGAAGTAGCATAAGGAGTAAAAAATGCCGACAACAAATATAGTAGATAAAAATGGTGTTACTGTAGATGCTTCTACAGTTACCAAACCATCTGATAGACACTTCAGAGGTGCTTGGGTCGTAGACTCAGACAAAAAGGTCATATCAGAAGACATGACTGAAGCTAAGAAGATCTTTCAAGATAAGATTAGAGAAGTTAGAAAACCTTTGCTTGAAGCAGAAGATGTCGTGTATATGAAAGCATTAGAAGCTGGAGATAGTTCTGCACAAGCAGCAAGTGTAACTAAGAAAAAAGCATTAAGAGATGCACCTGCGGCAAGTGCAATTACAGATGCAGACACTATTGCTAAGTTAAAAGCAGCTTGGGATACAAGTGTATTAGGCGATAGTCCATACGCATAGGGAGTTATAATGTCTTTAACTAAAGTTAATAGGGGTGGCTTAAATACTGGTATCTCTGATTCTAGTGATGCTACCTTTTTAACTGTGGATAGTTCTGAACAAGCAGTAATTAAGTCTGAAGGAGGTGCAGTAACAACATCTGTGCAACAAGGATTGGCTAAATGTTTTGGAAGATTTAGTGCTACTCAGTTTAATGACTCTTTTAATATGAGTTCTTTTACCGATAACAGTCAAGGAAATCATACATTAAATTTTAACAATGACATGGCTAATACAAACTATACAAATGCGTATGCAAGTGAAGGGGGTTCTGATGTATATAGATACATTTGGGAATCTGCTACAGCTACTGGTAGCACAACTATTAAAACATATTATTTTACAAATTCAGTAGCACTTACTCAAGCAGATTTTGCTGATAATGGATACACTAATCACGGAGATTTAGCGTAATGCCCTATATAGGAAGATCAGAAAATTTTGGAGTAAGAAGTAGGTTTCAATATCAAGCCACCGCTAGTCAAACGAGCTTTAGTGGATCAGATGCCAACTCTTTATCTCTAAGTTATAATGATTCAAGGTATATGGATGTTTATCAGAATGGTGTATTGCTTGTACCAGGCACAGACTATACTGCAACCACTGGTACAACAGTCGTATTAGTTCAAGCAGCAAGTTTAAATGATATTGTAGAAATGGTTGTTTATGATGTCTTTACAGTTGCCAACTCTTACACAAAGAACGAGTCAGATACAAGGTATCCTTTCAAGGGAAACAATAGTATAATCAGATTAAATGGGCAGACTATTAGTGCAGACATAACCATAGACTCAGATGAGAATGGTGTATCTGGAGGTCCTATAACACAGAACGCTACAGTTACTGTTAATGGTTATTGGAGTATTGTATGACAAGTCAATTAAATGTAGATACCATTGTAGATAAAGCAGGGTCAAGTGGACCTTCTTTGCCTAACACAACCACTATAAAAATTAGTAATACATCTACCCATGTATCTGATGGTGGTGCAGTTACACAGAATACTGTTCAAGGGTTGTTAAAAGTTTGGCTTAACATGGCTGCTAATGGTGCTTCTATTGATGACAGTTTTAATATAAGTAGCGTAACTGATAATGCAGCAGGTAATTTAAATCCTCAATATGCAAATGTTTTTAGTGGAGCTAGTAATTTAGCCATGACAGTTGGTGCTAGAAATTCTGGTACAAGTGGAATGGTTTATACTGCTGCTTTAATATCAACAACTGGTCAAGGTGGCTTTGTTCATTATGAAAATGGTAGTACGGCAGATCCTTTAGATTGGACAGGCTTACAAATATCAGGAGACTTAGCATAATGGCAAGTGAACTTAAAGTAGATAAATTTACAGGTGTAACCACAGCAGGTTCTATTGATGTTACAGGTGAAGGCAATAGTACAACAACTAATCTGCAACAAGGGTTGTGTAAAGCATGGTATGATTTAGATGAGACTGGCACTGCTGCTATAGATGACAATTTTAATTGTGCAAGTGTAACAGATAATGGAACTGGAGCTTTTACCATAGCTTGGACTAATTCCATGTCTAATACAACTTATGCTTCATTGTTTGGAGGGGTTTCACAATCAGACATTGGAACAACAGCAGTAGCAACAGGAAGTCACACGATATTAACTAGACAAGGTTTTGATGGAACAAGCATAGATTTAGACCCTGTTTATAGTGGAATATTTGGAGATTTAGCATAATGGCTAGTATATTAAGAGTAAACACAATAACAGATGCAAGTAGTAATAATAGTATTGCTACGAGTTTTATTTCAAGTGGTAGTGCTAAAGCATGGGTAGATTTAAATGGTGGAGTTGCAGACGATAGTTTTAATGTAGCATCAGATACTGATGATGGCACAGGTCAATATTCATTTACTTACACAAGTAATATGTCTAGTGCAAATTTTTCTGCTTCTGGTAGTGCAGGTTTTAATTCTAATGTAATGCACTGTACAACTTCCAAAGCTACTACAGGAATTAGTGTAACTCATAGAGATTATTCTAACACATTAACTGATTTAACAGATTCTATGTCCACAATTCACGGAGACTTAGCATGAGTAAAGCAGCAGAATTAGCAAAGATGGGTGAAGTCCTAACCAATTCACAGATTGGTGGGAGAAGAAATATTATCATCAACGATAATGCGACAAGTTTTTCACTAGCTTGGTGGCTTCATGCAGGTTCAAATTTTACCAGTGGAACATTTACAGAAAATACTTGGGCATCAAGAACAACTGCAAATAGAGTAGACAGTAATGATACATCTATCTTTGATAGCACAGACAGAACATTTGAAATTACTGGAGTACAATTAGAAGTAGGCTCTACTGCCACACCATTTGAGCATAGGTCATTTGGGGAAGAACTGGCTTTGTGCCAAAGGTATTTTTGTAAAACATTTCAATATGAACAAGCACCTGCACAAAATCCTACAAATAAATTAAATGCAATATCAGGTCCTGCTGCTTCAAATAGTGCTTATGATAACATTCTTCAATGGTGGATGACAGTAAAATTAAGAGCAGCTCCTACTGTTACTACTTTTAATCCATATGCTTCAAATGCTAATTTTGCACAATCTGGTAGTGATGGACCTACAGCAAATTTATACTCAAGTGGAGAGAACAGTGTGTCTATTAGAGATGATAGTGGTGGTTATCAAGGTACTAATTTACAAATTCATGCAACAGCAGATGCAGAGTTATAAAGGTTAAAATAATGAATATTACATCAGCACAATATAATAAACAAATAAATGGTTCAGATAAAATAATTATTGCAGAAATAGACGGACAAAAAATGTTTGTACCAATAAATCCCGACAACAGACACTACGCAGAAATACTAAAACAAGTTGCAGAAGGCACACTAACCATCAAGGATGCCGAGTAATGTTTGGTAACTCCTCTTTTGCTGAAGCCGCCTTTGCAAATGTAGGAGGTGTTGTACAAATAGCTACAGCAGAGATGAGTGCTCTTGGCACTAGCTCAAGTATAGGTTCTGGAACACTTGTTGGCGTTTCATCATTAAGTGGTAACTTCACCTCAACAATAGAAATAAGCACGATATCTAGTGGTAGCATAGACTTCAGTTCTCTGTTTACACAAACCACAGAAAACATAGCTATAGTTAACTTTACAGATGTTACTATGTCTAGCATCTTTACA